ACCACACGACCCCAAGACCGAAGCCTACGTCCTCGGCGCGCTGATGAACCATGGCGACCTGCTCGGCGAGCTGCCTGAGCTGACCGACGAATACTTTTTCCGTCCCGACCACAAGACTGTCTTCAGCGCCATCAGCGAGATTGTCGTTGATGGCGGCACGCCGGACCTTATCCAAGTCACCCGCCTCCTCGAAGCCCGCAACGAGCTGATCAAGGTCGGCGGCCCCGGCGCCGTCACCGAGATGATCGGCTCCGCGCTGACCCGCAGCATCGACTATCAACTCAGCATCCTGCGCGACTACGCCGCCCGCCGCAAAATCATCGCCGCCGCCGACCGCATGAAGGCCGCCGCGATGGACACCACGCAAGACGCGGACGAGGCGCTCGCCGTGGCCGGAGCGTCTGTCCTCGACATCGACCTTGCGGGTAAGAACGACAGCATCACGCCGACCAGCGCCATGATGTCCGACGCCCTAGCCGAGCTGCAGCGCGCCGTGGAGCACCGAGGCAAGCCCCGCGGCCTCGTTACAGGCTACCGCACGTTCGACCTGTGGACCGGCGGACTGCGCGAGGGTCAATTCATGCTCATCGCCGGCAGGCCCGCCATGGGCAAGAGCGCGCTGCTGGTCAACATCGCCGACAAGCTCGTCAGCCGTGGCGTCCCCGTGATGCTGTTCTCCCTCGAAATGCTCCGCTTGGAGTTAATCCAGCGCATCGTCTGCGCCCGCTGCTCGTTCGACAGCGCCCGGTTGAAGCTCGGAGACATCGACGCGCCCGAAATGCGCCGCTTGGAGCATGAGCACCTGCGCCTCGCCGGCCAGCCGCTCTTCATCGATGACGAAGGCGGCCTCAGCATCATGGATGTCCGCGCTCGAGCGCGCCGCGCCGTCAAAAAGCACGGCGTGAAGCTCATCTTGGTGGACTACTTGCAACTCCTCAGCGCGAAAAACGCCCAATCGCGCGAAAACGAGGTCGGCTTTGTCTCCCGCGGACTCAAGGCCATGGCCATGGAGCTGAAAATTCCAGTGATGGCCGCCGCCCAGCTCAACCGGCAGGCCGAATCCCGCGGCGACAACCGGCCGAAGATGTCCGACCTGCGCGACTCCGGGCAGATTGAGGCCGACGCCGACATCGTCAGCCTCTTGTATCGTCCCGGCTACTACGACAGCGGCACCGACCCGCAGGAAACCCAGACCACCGAGTGGACGATAGCGAAACACCGCGCCGGCCGCACCGGCATGATCCCGCTGGAGTGGCATCCGCCCTATACCCGATTTGACACCGTCAGCGACCGCTTTACAGACGAGCCGGACGTGCCGTGGGGCCAGGAAAAAGCCAGCGACCTCTTTCCGGTGTCTCCAAAACTTATGGAGGCGATCAACGAATGATCAACTCCCGCCAGAAAGGCGCATGCTTTGAGCGCGAAGTCGCCAAGGCGTTGACCGCCGAAGGATTTCCGGCCAAGCGGGGCGCGCAAGTGAGCCAAGGATCGTGGGGAATTTCGGCTCCTGATGTTGTCGTGCCCTGCTTGCCCGGATGGCATTTCGAGTGCAAGCGCCACGGCCGCGCCCGCTTCGACCTGGACGCCGCCATCGCGCAGGCCCGCCGCGACGCCGGCACCGACCTGTGCGCCGTCATTCACCGCCGAGACCACAGTGAAATGCTCGTCACGCTTCCGTTCAACGAATTTTGCACGCTTATGCGTCACTCCGACTTTCCTATCCAACCAAAAACACAACCACAAACAACCACATAACATGCCAAACAAAACCCTAACCACACCCGTGGGCATCGCCCGCTATCCTCACCTCAACCGTCCCGACACCAAGTTCGACGACGTGGGAGTCTACAAAGTGAACCTCGAGCTGACCGCCGAGGAAGCCGAACCGTTCCTCAAACAGGCCGAGGAGCTTTTCTCCGCGTTCGTCGCCGAGAAGAAAGCCGAGCTGAAAAAAGACAAGCTCAAGCTCCACGCCGCTCCGTGGGAAGACAACGACGGTCTCGTCCAGTTGAAGCTCAAGGTCAAAGCCATGGGCAAAAGCAAAGACGGCGAGACCTACAGTCGCGCACCGAAGTTGTTCAACGCCTCCGGCGACATCATCACCGATAATGTCGGCGGCGGCAGCAAGATCCAAGTCGCGGTCGTGCCCTACTGCTGGTACACGGGCACGCTCGGCGCCGGCATCACGCTGCAGCCCAAGGCTGTCATGGTGCATGACCTTGTCACCTGGGGCGATGGCGGCAGCGCCGTGGCCTACGGCTTCGACGTGAGCGAGGCCAAGCCCGAGTCGCGCAAGACTGGAACGGACAACGAAGAGATCACCTGGTAACCGTCATGCCAGCAAAAAACACCACAGTCAAAAGGGGGGCGGCAAAACGCCGCTCCCCTAGCAAAGCCGCCAAGCCCGCGGAGCCGGATCGCTTCACCGAGGACGGGCGCAAAATCGTCCGCCTCGAGAAGACCCGGGCGCACCAGAAGTATCCGCTGAAAGACGGCACCGACGTTCCCGGCGCCAGCACCATCGCCAAGATCGGTGAGGACAGCAGCGGCCTGATTCATTGGGCTTGGAAGCTCGGCATGGAAGGCCAGGATTACCGCAAGGTGCGGGACAAGGCCGCCGACATCGGCACCATCGCGCACTTCCTCATTGAGTGCTTCCTGCACGGTCACGTTGCCGACCTCTCCGAGTTCAGCTCTGCGGATATCGAGAAAGCCACCATCGCCTTCAACAACTTCAAACGCTGGTGGGACGAAGAAGGTCTCACCGTCATCGAGCCGGAAGTGCAGCTAGTCTCCGAGGAATACCTCTTCGGCGGCACCATCGACGCACCCAGCCGCGACCGTGACGGCAAGATTGTCCTCCTCGACTGGAAGACATCGAAAGCCATCGTTGGCGCGCACAAGATCCAGTTGGCCGGCTACGAGCAACTCTGGAACGAGAACCGCCCGGACATGAAGGTCCAGCGCCGCGGCATCGTCCGCATCGGCAAGGAATCCCCGGACGACTTCGAGGTCGCCTGGATGTTCTCAGCCGAGCCGTTCTGGAAGGTCTTCCAAGCGCGCCTCGCGCTGCACTACGCGCAGTTAACGCTCAAGAAGGCCGCCTAATGAAACGCACCCGCCGCTTCGTTGTCCGCGAACAGACATTCGGTCTGACTGTGGAGTTCTATTGCGGAACTCCGCAGGCGGCGGCGCTGCGGCGGTGCGTCGTCATCCTGCAACTCGACCCCAAAGACCCCGACAACCAGCCCGACGACTCCGACGCCGCCTGGGCCATGTGCTGCGGAAGTCAAGCGGTCGTTTGGATTGAAAGCGCGGACGACACCGGCTCGCTCGTCCATGAGCTTTACCATGTCGTGCAGGATTTCCTAAAGCACATCGCCGCCGTCGAAGAGGAAACCGGCGCCTACCTCATCCAATATCTTTACCGGGAGGCGCGCAAGCGGCTGGATAAGCGATGACCTCCGGCGCCCTCATCGCCTTGGTCGGCTTCATCTACTTCGCCGTGGCCATCGACCTCGGCCTCATTCAGCACCGCTATTGGCACGGCCTCATCTGGCTCGGCTACAGCATCGCTCAAATCGGGCTATGGCGAGTGACAATTTATGACTGACTTCAACATCATGACCGCCGAAATCGCCGAAATCGACAAAACCATCACGCTCCTCCGCAGCAAGCGCGAGAAGCTGGTGGCGCGCGAGGCGAAGAAAAAGGCCGACGCCCTCTGCGCCGAGATGCGCAAGCGCAAGCAATCCAAATGACTTTCAAGTTGCAGGCTCAAGCGGGTTCTCGCCGGCGTTCATGTGGTGTGACGCCGCGGACCATCTCCGGGATGCCCAGCTCCACCGAGCGAGACGAGTGGGGCGCCTGCACATTCTTTGCATGATCCATGAGTTTGCCCGCCCCGTTGCCGTCAAGACCCCGCTCGGCCTCGGCAGCGTGTGGTATGTCGAAAGCGGCGGGCCGTATTTTAACGACATCTTCGCCGTAGTCCTCGAGGCAACCGGCGAGGTGAAGCACATGCGCAGCGACCAGTTTGCAGTTTTGGAGAATCCGACGATGGATATCGCCAACAAGTAGTAACAAAACAACGGAGGGAGAGCGCCGCGGAGTCGGCGCGAGGGAGTGAACGAACATCAAGCACGGTTCAAGCCGTCGCCGCACCCTGTCATGCAGGTCGATCTCGACTTGCTTGAGAAACTGGGGCCGGACGAGGGCTGGAAATATCTCAAAACACGCGAAGAGCTGATCGCCCGCGAGGCATCAGACCCGTTCCGCTATGGCTATATCCCGCCGGTGTGGAAGCGCGCGTCTGAGTTGCTCGAAAAGCACCGTGAGATCCTCGTCATGGGTGGAAACCGCAGCGGAAAGACCGAGTGGGCGGCCAAGGAGGTCATCAAGACCATGTATTCCAAGCCCGGAGCGGTCGTCTGGTGCTTTCAAACCACCGCGCCCAACTCCATCGAGCTGCAACAGCCCCGCATTTGGAAATATATGCCGCCGGAGTGGCGTAACGCGCGCAAAGGACAGGTCACCAACATCACCTACAGCGTCAAAGGTGGATTTACCGAGGCAAAATTCGTTGCACCAAACCAAGCGGTCTGCATTTTTCGCAACTACGCCCAAGACCCAAGCACGATTGAGGGCGGTGAGATTGACATGGCTTGGGCGGACGAGCTAGTGCCGCTGGATGTCCTCGAAACCCTCCGTTTCCGCCTCGTAGACCGTAACGGTAAGCTCGCCGTCACCTTCACGCCGGTGCAGGGCTGGTCGCCGACCGTA